CAACCCCAATGTGCCGCAATATTCTCCTATGCAGCAACAAAGCAGCCTGAGAATGGCGCAACAAAGTGGCATGCCGGAACAAAGGGGCATGACGCAACAAAGGCGCGCGCCCAGCATCAACAGAGAAGAAATGCTGCAAAGCAGCCTAAATAGCATGTCGAATGTGCCGGACTGGCTAAGAAACCGCGTCCAAGCGCCCCAACCAATGCGTCGCGGCGGTCAGGTACATAGGGGTTTGGGCGCTATTGTCCCTAGGAGACGGTAATGACAACAACAGGCACTTCAGCGTTTAACCTTGATCTTAACTCGTTAGTCGAAGAGGCTTTCGAGCGCTGTGGTGCTGAGCTACGTACGGGATATGATCTACGTACGGCGCGTCGTAGCCTAAACCTACTCACCATCGAGTGGGCTAACCGTGGGATTAACCTATGGACCATCGAGCAAGGCAGCATACCGCTGGTACAGGGGCAGATTGCTTACGACCTTCCGGTAGATACTATTGACCTGCTTGACCACGTAATCCGCACCGGCACAGGCACAAACCAGTCTGATATCAATATCAACCGTATCAGCGTGGATACCTACTCGACGATCCCGAACAAAAACGCTCAGGGTCGCCCCATCCAAGTCTGGATTAACCGGCAGTCAGGCGCAACCGAACCGGGCGGCGTAGCTAACCCGCAGATCAATGTGTGGCCTGCCCCCGATGGCGCTACCACTTATACGTTTGTTTATTGGAGACTGCGCCGTATCCAAGATGCAGGCGACGGTGTTGACACGCAAGATATCCCGTTTCGCTTTCTCCCCTGCATGGTGGCGGGGCTTGCATACCACTTGTCCCGTAAGGTACCCGGCGCGCTAGAACGCACTCAAATGCTTAAGATGGAATACGAAGAGTTGTTCCAGCAGGCTGCCGATGAAGACCGCGAAAAGGCTACACTGAGAATAGCGCCTCGGCAGATGTATCTCTAGGGGGTGTCATGTCTAGTAACTACGCACTCGGCAAAAAGGCTATCGCGGAATGTGATAGATGCGGGTTTCAGTACAAACTCAAAGAATTAAAAAGCATTGTCATTAAGACCAAAGAGGTCAACCTCCTCGTATGCCCAACTTGCTGGGAAGAAGATCAACCCCAACTTCAACTAGGTATGTACCGTGTTGAAGACCCCCAAGCACTACGCAACCCACGTCCCGACAACAGCTACCAACAGAGCCGGGACATTCAATGGGGCTGGGGTCCCGTAGGGCTAAATAACCCTTTGGGTTTGTCCGGACTCGAAGATGTGTTAGAAGCACAGGGTGCACTAGGAACAGTAACCGTAACTACGGAGTAAGGATATGCGCGTTAAAAACCACTCGACCATGAAAATGACACCCGTTCCAAAAGTAGACGGGTACCCAAATAAAGTGCCTAATACTCAAACAGTACGTATTCGCGGTTGCGGTGCGGCGACAAAGGGTTGTGGCGCTAGCAAGAAAATGGGCTAACGGATGAACTATACCGAACTAGTCTCTACCATTAAGGCGTATGCGGAAAACGACTTTCCGGATACCGCAGGTTCTGGTGGCCTTACGTCAACAGAGCAGCTAGACACGTTTATCCGTCAGGCGGAAGAGCGCGTGTTTAACTCTGTGCAGCTACTTGACCTGCGTAAAAACGTGACTGGTTCGTGTACTTCCGGAAATAAGTACTTATCCGCCCCCACAGATTGGCTTGCTACCTTCTCTATTGCAGTCATCGATAGCGACGGACGCTATGAGTATTTGCTAGATAAAGACGTGAACTTTATCCGGGAAGCGTTCCCGAACCCATCTGCTACGGGCAAGCCGACGCACTACGCGTATTTTGATAAAGATTCTTTTATCCTCGGCCCGACGCCGGACGACGACTATGATGTCGAACTCCACTACTTCTACTACCCGGCATCGATTGTGGACGCCAATACCACGTGGCTCGGAGATAACTTCGATAGCGTGCTGCTTTATGGTTCGCTGCTAGAGGCTGCTACTTATATGAAGAGCGAGCCGGATGTAATCACGGTGTATAAGCAGCGGTATGATGAAGCGCTTGGTATGCTCAAGCAGCTAGGGGATGGCAAGAACCGCCAAGATATGTATCGCACCCCTCAAGTTAGATATCCGGTGGGGTAATAAATGATAGACCAAGTAGGAACAGTATTAGGCGGATCGGTCACAGTAGCCACTTCGAGTGGCCGTGGCTTTACGCCGGAAGAGATAGCCGAGCGAGCGTTGGACAAGATTATCCACGTAGGTTCTAACACTCACCCAGCTATAAGAGACCAAGCGGAGTCGTTTAAAGATGATATTCGTCAGGTTTTAGTGTATTATATGCACGAAGCCGTACGGTCTAACAAAGTAACTCTGGCTAATAAATTTAAATCGGCGGGTCACCCAGAGTTGGCCTCCCTCTTGGACTCATAGGAGACTGCAATGGCAATTACGCAAGCTATGTGCACCAGTTTCAAAGCAGAACTTCTGCAAGGTGCACACGATTTCCGCGCTTCGGGCGGCGACACTTTTAAACTGGCGCTTTATACGTCTTCAGCTAGCATCGATGCTAACACGCTGGCGTACACTACGTCGAATGAAGTTTCGTCTTCGGGCACTAACTACACAGCGGGCGGTGAAACGCTGACTCGCACAGGGGTTACCAGCACCAACACATCTGCATCTGCGGGTGTCGGGTATACTGATTTCTCGGACGTTACTTTTAGCTCGGTATCTTTGACAGCGCGGGGCGCGCTTATTTACAATAACACCCCGGCTGGCTCTGCCAACACAAACGCTGCGGTTGCAGTGCTTGACTTCGGTGCAGACAAGACTGCTACTGACGGTGACTTTACGATTATCTTCCCAACTTACGACAGCACCTCAGCTATTATTAGGATTGCTTAATGGCTCTAGTCCTTGCAGATCGTGTACGTGAGACCTCGGCGACCACGGGAACCGGCACCTTTACCCTAGATGGGGCGGTGACCGGTTTCCAGTCGTTCGCGGCTGTAGGTAACGCAAACACTACTTACTATACGATTGCTGGGCCTAATAATAACGAGTGGGAAGTCGGGATTGGTACGTATACCGCATCCGGTACTACGCTATCCAGAGATACCATTCTCGACTCTAGCAACGGCGGCTCTGCCGTAAACTTTACTGCGGGTGAGAAGCAGGTTTTTGTCGTCTATCCGGCGGACAAAACTGTAAATGCTGACGCTTCTGATACCGTAAACATATCTACACTTGCTGTCACTTCTGGTACGGTTAGCAGCACACCAAGCGCAGACACCGACCTAGTAAACAAACTTTACGTCGATACTGTTGCGGCGGAGTCAATTCACTACCACACACCGGTAGATTACGAAACTCCGGTAGCGCTGTCTAGCAACTCCTATAACAACGGCTCATCCGGGGTAGGCGCTACGCTAACAGCTACGGCGAACGGTACGCTTTCGGTAGACGGGCAAAACCCATCAGTCAGTGACCGTATTCTAGTATACCAAGAATCCAACGCTGCGCATAACGGCGTATATACAGTAACTGATACCGGATCGGCTTCTACACAGTGGATACTTACGCGTGCTACTGACGCAGACACTTATGCCCCTGTGGACTCCACAGCGCTTGGTCGGGGTAGCGGCTTCTTCGTTACTGGCGGCAATACGGGTGCGGGTGAGACGTACGTTTGCAATACTGAGGGAGTCATTACCTTCGGTACTACAGACATTACCTTTACGCAGGTTTCGGCGACGCAGATTTATACTGCTGGGACGGGACTAACTCTATCCAGCACCGAGTTCAGCCTTACGACTCCAGTTGCTCTTGCTAACGGCGGTACTGGCTCGACCACTGCCGCTGGCGCACGTACTAACTTGGGTCTCGGAACAATAGCCACGCAAGCGGCTAATAACGTAGCTATTACTGGCGGTACAATCGCGGGCATCAATACGATTTCTGATTCAAAGATTGAACGCTACCGCGAGGATATAACTGCCTCAACCATTAGCTCTACTTCGCACACGCTTGACCTAACTACTGCGAACATTTTTGAGTTGACCATGAACAGCAGCATTACATCGCTGACGATTTCAGGCGCGCCTTCTTCGGGTCAGGCGTACAGCTTTACGGTTATAGTAAAACAAGACGGAACAGGCTCTCGGACTATTTCGTGGCCTGCTTCAGTTAAGTTCCCTAATGCTTCTACGCCAACCTTGACTACTACCCCCAACAAAGTGGATATATTGAACTTTATAACTACGGACGGCGGTACAACCTACTACGGTGCTCTATCGCTGGCTAACCTGTAAGGACATCGATATGGCCATACAAAAGATAGACTCTATTTACCTATATACCGGAATGACTTGGGCACCAGATGAAACTGGCCCTAGCGTAGAGGCTCGGGACCACATGGACTCCCTAGGCATCCCATACATGCATATGAACTATGCTGACCCAGAGCAGCATGAGGCGGCGCTATCTCCGCTCCGCGACTGGGCTATGGTCGGCATGCCGGACAGCCTCGATGAGTTTCCGTTTGTGGTGTATACCGAAGTGCACGACGACATCGACACAGAGTTTCAGCCCAAAGTTATCATCTACGGGCTAGACGCTATCAAACAGTCTAATATCGCCACCCTATACAAGCTGGGGAGGTAGGTAGTGCCTCTTAGCCACCTCAATGTGGACGGTTCTGCGGCGGGGACAATAACCTTTAATGCGCCCGGGACATTCATAGTACCGACTGGCGTATACAGCGTTAATGTATCCGGTAAAGGTGGCGCAGGTAACCCCGGTAATGCTGGCAACCCCGGTACTGCGGGTAACGCAGGTAATCCGGGTAATAACGGTGTTGCGGGGGCAGCCGGTAATGGAGGTGCCGCAGGGAATACCGGTGGCGCAGGTAACCCCGGTAATGCAGGTACTAACGGTGTTGGGGGTCCCGGTGGAGCCGCTGGCGTTGCCGGTAATGCAGGCGCTAAGGGTAACGCAGGTAACCCCGGCAATAATGGCGTTGGTGGTCCGGGCGGTGCGGCGGGCGTTGCAGGTAATGCGGGCACCAAGGGTAATGCCGGTAATGCGGGCAATAATGGCGTAGGCGGTCCCGGAGGGAATGCGGGGGCCGCAGGGAACCCCGGTGCAAAAGGAAATGCGGGTAACCCCGGTAATAACGGCGCAGGTGGTGCTGGCGGGGCGCGAGGCAATGCTGGTAACGCAGGCACTAAAGGCAACAGCGGCAACCCCGGTAATAATGGGGTAGGAGGTCCGGGCGGAGTCCGAGGCAACGCCGGTAACGCTGGCGGCACAGGCAATGCGGGTAACCCCGGAAACAATGGGGCTAGAGGCAATGCCGGTACAGGCGGAAGTGCAGGTAACGCTGGGTCTAAAGGCAACAATGGTAACCCCGGAAATAACGGGAATGGGGGAACTGGAGGCGCACGCGGTAATGCGGGTAACCCCGGCAATGCGGGTAACCCCGGGGGTCGCGGAGGCGGCGGCGGAGGCGGCGGAGGCGGTGCGGGTACTTTTGTAGGCAACCCCGGCAGCGCAGGCACAAGCTATTCAGGCAATGCAGGATCGGGGGGCGCTGGCTCTACCAATTTCAGTATTCCCGGAACTGCGGGTAACGCCGGTAATGCGGGCGCG